CGATTCGATTGCATGTTGTGTACCCGACGAGGAGGTCGCTGAAGCACAAGCATACGTGGAGAGATGTATGAGATGGACACCAGACTGGGCAGAGGGCCTTCCTGTCGATTGCGAAAGTGGCACTGGCAAATCCTATGGAGATTGTGAATGAAGGATAAATACATCAATGCGTATGAAGCGCAGCTGCTTGGGGCTCGAAATACTCCAACGCAGGGGCGAGCCGAGGTTAAGTTAGCTGGTGGAGAGTTAGAGGTTAAGTTAGGTGGTGGAGAGTTAATTTGTTGCCCACTCTGTGACGGTGCCGAGCTAACAATGCGGACTTGGGAGTTACGGAACGGTCTTGTTATGGAGTATAGTGGTATGTTCGCGGATTATCACTGCCGAGACTGCGATGAGGTAATGACGTTGGGTTTCTTCAACCAACCTATAGGAGAGGATAGGATGGCCGCAAGAATAAACTGGGTGGTAAAATATGAGTAAAGCCGCGCCGTGGTCGTTTAGCCGTATCAAAGCATTTGAGCAATGCCCCAAACAGTTCTACCATGAGAAGGTACTCAAGCAGTATCCGTTCAGAGAAACTGAGGCTATGCGCTACGGCACTGAGTTCCACAAGGCATGTGAGGATTACATAGGTAAAGGTACTCCTGTACCCGCCAAGTTCAACTTTATAAAACCTACGTTGGATTCCCTTAATGGCAAAAGAGGCGAGAAGATAGTGGAGCAGAAGTTAGGCTTGACCGCTGACCTAGAACCCTGCAGTTTCTTCGCAAAAGACGTATGGTTTCGAGGCATTGTTGATCTTGCGATCATAGACAAAGAAACTGGGGTGGGTTGGATTATTGACTACAAGACAGGCAGATCGGCGAAGTATGCTGACAAAGGCCAGTTGGAGTTGATGGCGTTGACAATCTTTAAACATTACCCCGAGGTCACTAAGCTAAATGCAGGGCTTTTATTCGTTATCGCCAAGAGCCTTGTCAAAGCCGAGTATGAAATAGACTTACAGCAACTTCTATGGGGGAAATGGTTAGCAAACTATGCTAAGATGGAGAAAGCGTTCGAGGTGGATGTTTGGAATCCAAAGCCATCTGGTCTGTGTAAACGACACTGTCAAGTAGTTGAGTGTCCCCATAATGGAGCAAACTAATGCCATACGTAAATAAACCCCGCCCGTATAAAAAAGAATACCAACAGCAGAAAGCAAGAGGAGAGCATGAAGCTCGTATGGAGCGACAACGCGCCAGACGTGCGATGGATAAAAAAGGTAAAGATGCCAACAACAATGGCAAAGCCGACAAGCGAGAAGGTAAAGATATCGCTCACAAGAAGGCACTAAGTAAAGGCGGCACAAACAAGGACGGGTACAAAGTCCAGAGCCGTAAGAAAAATCGAGCTGCGGGTGGTGCTATGAGCAGCCCCAAAAAGAAGAAAAAGTAGTGACTCACTACTACGGAGAACAACATGGAAATTTTGCGGGATAAAGCAATAATGCTACGGGTACGAAACCCAAAGCAAATAACAACAGCTATCCCCAACAGCAAGGAGCTACCTATGAACAAGGTCGTCGTAAAGTGGGGGTTAGATGAAGTTCTATCCCTGCGTTCGTTAAACATAAACGCACCATCGCCGATTACAAAACGGTACAGTTGGCCGGGGCAATACAAACCCTTCGACCACCAGAAAGACACCGCGTCTTTTATGACGCTGAACAAGAAGTCCTTTTGCTTTAACGAGCAAGGCACAGGTAAAACTGCATCGGCTATATGGGCGGCAGATTATCTTATGACCCAAGGCAAAGTTAAACGTGTGCTTGTTGTATGCCCTTTGTCGATTATGGATAGCGCATGGCGCAACGACTTGTTCTCTTTTGCTATGCACCGCACAGTAGATGTAGCGCATGGGAGCAAACAGAAACGCAAGAAAATAATAAATAGCGGTGCTGAGTTCGTAATCATAAACTACGATGGCGTTGAAGTTGTCAGAGACGAGATCGCCGCGGGTGGGTTTGATTTGTTTATCGTTGACGAGGCTACACATTACAAGAACGCACAGACAAAACGATGGAAGACATTAAACAAACTAATCAAAGAAGACGATTGGTTGTGGATGATGACAGGTACACCCGCCGCGCAAAGTCCAGTTGATGCTTACGGCCTAGCTAAACTTGTGAACCCATTGGCAGTTCCGAGATTCTTTGGTGCATGGAGAGATATGGTGATGTGGAAAGTCACGCAGTTCTCTTACAAACCTAAAGAGACCGCCAAGGACACAGTGTTTCGCGCACTACAACCTGCGATCAGGTTTACGAAAGAAGAGTGCCTTGACTTGCCCGACATGATTTACACTAAGCGCTTTGTCGAGATGACACCACAACAGAAGAAGTACTACGAAACATTACGCAAGCAGATGTTAATGCAGGTAGCAGGGGAGTCCGTGACTTCGGCCAACGCCGCGATCAACATGAACAAGCTACTGCAAATTAGCGCGGGGGCAGTGTATACTGACGATGGGGATTCGATAGAGTTCGACATCAGGAGCCGATACCAAGCGTTGAAGGAAACTATTGACGAGAGTAGCAAGAAAGTAATTGTGTTTGTTCCGTTCCGACATACCATCGACATGCTAGTACAGAAGCTACGAGGAGACGGCATCACGTCTGAGGTCATACGAGGAGATGTTTCTGCGTCTAACCGTACAGAGATATTTGACAGGTTCCAATCAAAGCCTGATCCGAAAGTCCTAGTAATCCAACCGCAATCTGCCGCGCATGGTGTGACCTTGACTGCGGCGAATACAATAGTATGGTGGGGGCCTACTTCTTCTTTGGAGACTTACCTACAAGCTAACGCCCGTATTCATCGTGCGGGACAAGACCAAAAGTGTACTGTAATTCAATTAGCGGGGTCTGCCGCGGAAAAACGTATTTACCGCATGCTAGACGAACGTATAAACATACACACTGCGATGATAGATTTATATAAAGAAATACTTGACTAACTACCATACAGTCGTATATGACAGTAATACAAGTATAAAACGGAGAACAACATGGCTGTGTCAATAGACAAGTTAGTTAAGGCGTACACTAAGATACGTGACAAACGATCGGAGTTAACTTCCAAATATAAAGAGGAAGAGGGCAAACTCCGTGAGCAACAGGACAAGGTAAAACTTGCCCTGTTGGAATACTGCAAGGAACACGAAGTTGATAGTGTGCGCACTGCATCGGGTCTGTTCTATCGCACTGTGAAGCAACGCTACTGGACGAGTGACTGGGAATCTATGCACAATTTTATTATGGCTAATGAAGTCCCTGAGTTCTTTGAGAAGCGTTTAAACCAAACCCATGTACGTCAGTTCATTGAGGAAAACCCTGACCTAGTACCGGCAGGTCTCAATGTGGATTCTGAGTACGCAATATCTGTGAGGAAAAAATGAGTGATATTGAATCGCCATATGTGAATATAAATACTGTAGTGGATTACTTCCAAGTGTCCATATCTACAATTCGCAAGTGGGTGTATACAGGTGAAATCCCTGCGAGTAGCTACATAAAGGTGGGTGATATCTACCGGTTTCGGCTCGATGAAGTGGAAGCGGCATTAGCTTCTAAAACCAACAAGGCTCAAAAAGAAGCCCCAAAAAATTCAGAAGGAGAATAGTATATGTCAGAAGTATCATTATTTGGAGAAGGCAACTCCCTAGTAAGTAGCGACCTGTTTAAACAACTGCAGGAAGCCGACGATAATCTAGCCGGTGGCGGCGGTGGCGGCGGGTCAAACCGTATCAGCCTACGTGGTGGTCGTTTCCGTCAAATGGTTAGCGGTGAGCAAGTCAATGTTAAGAGCGATGGTCTCTTGAACGTAGTCGTTATTAACGCGGCAAAGTTATCACGTACATACTATGCAGGGGCATACGATCCTGAGAACCCAACTCCACCTGCTTGTTGGTCTCCCGATACACAAACCCCATCTAAAGATGTACCTGCGGATACCCGCCAAGCGTCTCGTTGTATGGATTGTCCGCAGAATATTAAGGGTTCTGGACAAGGCGAGAGCCGTGCATGTCGTTACAATCAGCGCGTTGCTGTAATGCTCGAGGGCGAGTACGATACTGTGTACCAACTGCAGTTACCCGCTACGTCTATATTTGGTGAAGCTAAAGATGGTAAGATGGGTATGCAAGCATACGCTAAGTATCTTAAAGCTCACAAGACACCGTCTATCGCTGTGCTTACACAGATGTATTTTGACGAAAACAGTGACACACCTAAACTGTTCTTCAAGCCAGTCCGTCCGTTGACTGAGGAAGAACTAAACCAAGCTGTGTCCATGAAAGATAGCGATGACGCTATCAAAGCAATTACGTTAACTGTTTCCCAAACCGACAAGGTAGAGACAAAACGTAATGGATCAGTGGCAAAGCAAGAGCCTGTACTCGACGATGCACCTGAACCTAAGAAGGTCGCCAAGAAGAAAGAGGTTTCTGCTCCCTCTCCTGACGAGGCCGATCTTGCTTCTATCGTAGACAACTGGGACGACTGAGGGGTCAGTCACCTAGTTTAACGATAGGCAGTCGCGGCGGGTTTAACCCTTTAGAAAGTCCGCCGCGACATATTTTTGGAGCAGAAACAATGAACAACTTAGACTTTTTAAAAGGATTACTCAGCGACTCAGGGCATTACTGCGTATTCGCCGCTAAAGGTGACGTACGTATACAGAAGTTTTACGACACTATTGAAGACACAGAAAGAGCTACACGTAAGTTTATCGCAGATGGGCTGAACACATACTTTGCTTTAAGCACATTTAAAGAACCAACCAAGGATGCAGGACGTAAAGGTACGAACGCACACGAGTTGAAGTCTTTCTTCCTCGACTTGGATTGTGGACCAACATACGAATACCCTACTAAAGAAGCCGCAGTATCCGCAGTGCGTGATTTCTGTAAGAAGTTATCCCTACCTAAACCCTTAATGATTAACAGCGGCCGTGGAGTGCATGTATATTGGCCTCTTACCGAAGCACTTTCGGCGGAGCAATGGTTTGTGGAAGCAGATAGATTAAAGCGATGCTGTTCTGA